CGTAAAGATACAAAAGTTAATTAAACCAAAAGTTTAAAATCATAAAACCCCTACATATATAAATGTGTAGGGGTTTTTTATTATAATAAAATATTTTTTAATATTTATAGTAAAACGTTGAACATTTAAAGGAATAAATTATGGCAGGTGGAGAACCAGGTGGACCAACAGGTGGTTGGAAAAAGGTAATTGTATCGGGAAGTGATGCGGTATTAAATAATGTAACTGCAACATCTTTCTCAGGTGATGGTAGTAACCTAACAAATTTACCAACAGGTACATCAGCAAATAACGCAACAATAACAATATCAGCAGGAAATGCGTTAACTGGTGGAGCGGCTTTTACAACAAATCAAAGTTCAAACGAAACAATCACAATCAATCATCAAGATACATCAACTGCATCATCCGTAAATAATAGTGGTAACACTTTTATTCAAGATATCACATTAGATACTTATGGGCACGTTACAGGACTAACTTCAGCAACAAACACAACCGCTGCCGTAATAACGAAGATAGATGGTGCTGTTAACGCAAACGAATTTGCTAGATTTAGTGATGGTAGTACACTTCATGCATTAACTGCTGCTGAAGTTAGAAGTGCATTAAATGTAGCTAATGGGGCAACTAATGTTACCAATAATAACCAACTAACTAATGGTGCAGGTTATACAACTAACAGTGGTACTATAACTGGTGGTGGTTCAAGTGGTAGGATAGCTCTTTGGAATGGGAGTACATCACTTACATCTGATAGTGGATTACTTTATAATGCATCTGCAAATAGCTTAACAGCTACTAGATATTACATTGGAGCGGGTAGTACATCTTCACCAGCATTAGCATACAGTTCTCAAACTAGCACCGGGCTTTATTTTGGTACAAGTTATATGGGAATATCAATTGCTGGTACTCAAAGATTCTATCTGAATGCTAATGGAGTAAGAATAGATGATTCAATAGGTGTAAACGTAACCGCTTCCTCAACTGATGGTAGGATTGATGCTGGTAATGATATTGTAGCATACTCATCATCCGATAAAAGATGGAAAAAAAATGTTAAACCAATCGAAAACGCATTAGATAAAGTATCAAAAATTGGTGGATACGAATTTGATTGGAAAGAACTTACAGAAGAAGAAAAGAAAACTCAGCATGGTAACGAAGGGCATGATGTTGGTGTAATAGCACAAGAAATAGAAGAAGTTCTTCCTGAAGTAGTAACTACAAGAGAAAATGGATATAAAGGTGTTAAGTACGAAAAGATAGTTCCATTATTGATTGAATCAATTAAAGATTTAAAAGCAGAAATTGAAGAACTAAAAGGGAAACTATAATGGCAGTTCCATCAAGTGGTGCACTTAAACTAAGAGGAATTAGACGAGAGATTGGTAATAATAATTACGATTCTACATCTACCTATTCTAATATTAGTTTGAGACAAATGTCTATAGGGAGTAATGGTGAAATCAATACAGCAAACGCTTCAACCGATAGACCTAATAGTTCAGCTCCATATGCTATGAGTGAGTTTTATTCTTATGACCACGATAAAACTACTACCAAAGCGTTTACAGCAAATGGTAGTCCGAACAATACCCAGGTATGTGGAAATACTCCCAATACAACCTATTATCACAATGGAAGTGGAACAAATCCAACGATTGGTGATACAATATACACAAACTCAAGCGGTGCTACAGAAGCAGGAGCAGGATTCTTAGCATTAAGTACAACTACTGGTATTCAAATTAATAGTAGTAGTGTTGTATCTGCAACATATACTTGTAGTGAGAAGAAAAAGTAAAAAATAACATAACTATCTGATAACCAATTGGTTATGATAGTGATAGTGGAACGTGTTGAGTATCAATAACTTACAAAACAAAGTGATTCTTAAAGATTTCCATATTTATATAAAAGATTTAGGAGATAGTAAATGGCAGTAAATATTCCAATATGGCCGGGTTCATCATCTTTCTCAGCTGGTAAAACACCTTTTGGGCATTATGATACCGATACAGAGTTTCAATCATCAGTTGATAAAACGGCTGGGTGGTGTGCTAAGAGATTAGGTTATCCTATAGTTGATATTGAACTACAGGATATAAATTTCTATGCTTGTTTTGAAGAAGCGGTAACAGAATATTCATCTCAAGTTAATCAATTCAACATTAGAGAAAATTTACTTTCATTAAAAGGGCATTCAACTGGTTCTAACTTATCTCAAACCCAACTTAACGCAAATTTAGGTGGATTAGTAACATTAGCAAAAGATTATGGTAGCGAAGTTGGTAGTGGTGGTTCAATAACCTATTATACAGGTTCATTTGAAGCTAAAAAGGGAAAACAAATTTATGATTTAACAAATATAACCGATTCAAGCGCATCTTTAGAAAATGGTGTTGTTGGTACGGATAAATTTGAAATCAAAAAGATGATGCACAACGCACCACCTGCTATGGTTAGATATTTTGACCCGTTTGTAGGAACTGGTTTAGGTTCACAACAAATGATGGATACATTTGGATGGGGTAATTACTCACCTGGTGTATCATTTATGATGCAACCACTTTACGATGATTTATTAAGATTACAAGCGATTGAATTTAACGATAAAGTTCGTAAATCACAATATGGGTTTGATATTCAAAACAATAGAATCAGAATATTCCCTATTCCACAAAATAATTACACAATACACTTTCATTATGTATTGGAATCGGAAAGAAACAACCCAATCGTACAAGCATCAGTAGTATCTGATTACTCAAATGCTAAATATGATAGAATTGAATATAAACACATCAATCACGTTGGTAAAAGATGGATTGAAAAATACACATTAGCGTTAGCTAAAGAAATGTTAGGTGCAGTAAGAGCTAAATTTAGTTCTATACCAATTCCTAACGCAGATGTAACATTAGATGGGGCAGATTTAAGAAGTGAGGCGGCATCTGAAAAAGAAATCTTAATTACAGAGTTAAGAGAAAACTTAGAAGCTACTTCTAGAAGAGCATTATTACAAGCACAGCAAGAAGAATCTGAAGCGATGGAATTAACTCTTAATAGAGTTCCTCGTGCAATTTATATAGGGTAAAAAATGGCACTATTCGGTGGAAAGCGAGATATGGCTTTGTTTAGTAAAATAAACAAAGAACTAATAACGGATATCATAGATACCGAAGTGTATTACTATAAAATTATTATAGATGATACAAATGCTAACTTATATGGTGAAGGTAAGAACAAAGTTTACTATAATCCCGTAAAAATACCAACATTAGTTGATAGAACAAATGCAGAAGCTATATTTGATGAGTTTGGTACATCTTACACTAGAAATGTAAACTTTTACTTTTTGAGAGATACTTTAGTAGAAAAAAATATATTTCCTGAATTAGGTGATGTGATTGAATGGAATGATGAACAACATATTGTAGATGTAACGTTCCAAAATCAATTCTTCGCAGGTAAAAACCCAACTACTTGGGATGGTGGTGATGAGCAAGGATATAGTGTATCTATTATTTGTGAAACGCATGTAGCAAAGAGAAGTCAACTAAAATTAAGAGATGATTTTAGAGTAGGTGTTAATAAAGATAACAATGATTTACCAGTAGGAATCTAATATGGCTCAAAGATATAGAATACAAAGAGATGATAAGGTTGATTTGAAGAGAACCCAAAGTTCTTTTACAGATGACCCTAAATTGGATAAATCCAAGCAAATATCTCGTAGAACTGATGATGTAAAAAACGTTCAGGTTGGTATCTATGATATTGATTTAGCATTTAAGGATTTCTTAGAAAGAGATGTTAAACCAATCATCGAAGAGAATGGTAAGTTTATTCCTGTTCCTGTTATGTATGCATCTCCAGAGAATTGGGCATCGGCACAAAGAGAAGGGTTTTTAAGAGATAACAATGGTAAAGTACAAACACCACTAATCTCATTTAAGAGAAATTCTTTAGATATCAATACAGAATACTCTAAACTTAAAGTGATGACAGATGAAGATACATCACAATCATTTGTAAAGAAGTATTCTAAGGAAAACAGATACGACCAATTTTCTATATTACAAGACCAGAGGCCTGTTGTAGAAAAATATATAGTAGATAGACCAGATTACGTTAATATAGCATATGATGTGATTGTGTGGTGTGATTTTATGGAAGATTTGAATAAGGTTGTAGAACAAATAGTTTATTTTCAAGGTGGTGCGTTTGGGCAAAGATATAAGTTCCAAATAAAAGGTGAATCATACTCATTTGATACAACAAATGGAGTAGGTGAGGAAAGAATTGTTAGAAGTAATGTAACACTAACTGCTAAAGCGTATTTAGTTCCAGAACAGACTGGATTGAAGATAAATACACAAAAAGCATTCGGAACATCGAAGATAGTTTGGAAAACAACTCCTAAAATCTAATCTTTAGAAAAAAATTATCATATTTATATACATAAAAGTATAACAACCAAAAATTTATAAAACTAAAAGTTATGGCAGAAGTAAAAAACATTGAAGAAAAACAAGTTGTTAAAATAGAAGAAAAAGATATCGAAAGAGTTAAAAAATTTCGAAGCGACTTTGCAGAAGTAACTGCTAAATTGGGTGAGGTAGAGGTAGAATTAATCAACGCTATGATGATAGTCGATAATATCAAAATGGCTAAAGATAATTTTGTTAACACATTCAAACAACTAAGAACTGATGAAGTATCATTAACAAAAGAGTTTAATGAGAAATATGGTACTGGTGAGTTTGATATTGAAAACGGAACTTTTACTCCTATCCCATAAATATAATCGTTTTGAGTTTTTTGATGTATTTATAGATATAAATAAAAACCAAAAGAAATTAATAGGAGAATCAAATGGCAGAAAGAATAGTAAGTCCTGGAGTATTTACGAGAGAAAAGGACTTGTCATTTCTACCTCAAGGGATTGGCGAAATTGGAGCAGCATTAATAGGTTCAGCAGTTAAAGGACCTGCGTTCGTTCCAACTAAAGTATCATCTTTTCAAGAGTTTCAACAAGTATTCGGTGGATTGACAGAAGATTCATATCTACCATATACTGCACAAGCTTATTTGGAAGATGCTGGTACTGCAACAATCGTTAGGGTATTAGGACAAGATGGATATACTCTTGAAAATCCAGTAGCATTGACAGTATCATCATCGCATGGTAGTAAAGTAGTAGCAGTATTACACCCAACACATGAAGTGGTATCAGATACAGATGTGTTTGGCACATCAACAATTACAGACCATAATGGTTCATCTGATGTATCAGCATCGTTGTTCTCATTAAAATTAAATGGTTCTGAAGTAACAGAAAAAGATTTTACAGCATCGTTAAATCCAACAAATGATAATTATTTTACTAAATCATTTGGATTTTCACCTAGAGGTTCGGAAGAAGCTTATGTTTTAACAAACTTTAAAACATTCCAATCAGCATCATTCGCTAAATCTGGTGAGATTCCTGTAGTAACAATTGATGTTGCTAAAGATATTGATTATAGTAAAGCATATACGGAAGCATCAACACCATTTATTACATCACAAAAAGTTGGTGGTAACACTACTAACTTATTTAAGTTCCATACCTTATCACATGGTACAGCAACTAACTACGAATTCAAAATCGGTATTCAAGATATCAAACCAGCTGGTACAGTACCAGGTTCTGAGTATGGTTCATTTACTGTAGTAGTAAGAAGAGTTGACCAAGATAAGATTGCTGGTTCACCATTCGTAGGTGTAGTTGATTCAGATATCAGACCTAACTTAGTTGAAACCTTCCAAGGTGTTAACTTAGACCCTGATTCACCAAACTACATTGTTAGAGTAATCGGTGATAAATACATTACTGTAGATGCAGATGGAAAATTATCAACAAATGGTGATTACGCTAACAACTCAGAAAATATTAGAGTTGAAGCTTCAAACGCAGTTAAGAATAAAGCTATTGATGAATCATTAGTACCATTCGGATTTGGAGCATTACAAAATCCATTCGGAAGTAAACTTTCATTACCGAATCCAACGTATGTATCAGCACAACAAATCAATAATTCATACAATCCTAAGAAATTCTACGGATTAGATTTTGATTTTGCAGTAACAGATAATAGAAACTTCTTAGCACCAACTCCTGATTCAGCTACGGCTACAGTAGGTACGGCATTCTACTTAGGTGATTACAACCAAGAAAGTGGAGCTAATTATCCATCATCAGCAGCACCTAATACAGGCGCAATTTCATTGAATGATGCAGTAACTTCTATTAACTCTAGAAAGTTCTTAGTACCATTCCAAGGTGGTTTTGATGGATTCAAACCATCGAGAGTTGTTTCATTAGGAAACGATATATCATCAGGAAACTCACAAGGATATGATTTATCATCTAACACAGCAGCAGGAACATTAGCATACAGAAAAGCAATCAATTCAGTATCTAATCCTGATGAATTTGATATCAATATGTTAGTATTACCAGGTGTTATCCACAGATTACACTCAGCAGTAACTACTTTCGCTAAAGATATGTGTGAAGATAGACAAGATACATTCTTTGTAATGGATGCATCTGCATGGAGTGATTCAATTTCAACGGCTGTTAACGCAGTTCAAGCATTTGATTCAAACTATGTAGCATCTTACTATCCTTGGGTTAAGATACTTAATACTGATAAAAACAAACCAGTATGGGTGCCACCATCAGTTGTACTTCCTGGCGTTATCGCATTTAACGACCAAGTAGCCGCTGAGTGGTTCGCTCCTGCAGGATTGAATAGAGGTGGATTAACTTCAGTAATTGAAGCTAAGACAAGATTGACTAGAGTTGAGAGAGATTCACTTTATGAAGGTAGATTGAATCCTATCGCAACATTCCCTGGTCAAGGTGTTACTGTATTTGGACAGAAAACATTACAAGCTAAACCATCGGCATTGGATAGAATCAATGTAAGAAGATTGTTAATCGCAGTGAAGAAATTCATCGCATCATCTACTCGTT